TTTGTTTGATGTGAATAATTTGTTCTCATTCTGTTCCAGATATTATATGATCTTTTAAATCTCTATTTCTATTATATTGTTGTATGTATTCAATGCGTTCTAATTCAAACGTTAAATGATCTATAGCTTTTTGTAAATCTTCATTTGGCGTATTGTGTTTTTTATATGCTCTTAATATATAAGTACACGCCGTACCCAAATGATAATTTAATTCAAAATTATCTACAACTTCTTTTGCGGTATAATCATTTAAACCGTTATAATATTTTGGTGTTTTTACTTTTGTTTTTGGAAACATTACGTTGAGTTTTAATTCTTTAAAAAAATTATCAGGAACATCTATTTTAAAGAATGTCCTAGATTTATAGGAAAATTTTCCTCTTTCATCTCTAACCCATATTTTATCATAATTTTTCCTACCACGAGTTTTAAGATATTCTTTAAATTCATAATATTTACCCTTTATTAAATATTTACTATTACTACCGCCAATATATTTTACTAAATCACCAGGTTTTAAATTTTCTATTTTCATAATTATTTAATTAAAAAGGGTGGCAATTAAGCCACCCCTGATTAAAAACTAAAATGGTAAATCGTCACCATTTTCTTCTGTTTGCTGAACCTTGCTGTCGGCTTTGTAAGTATTAAAACTCATGCTGCAAGAACCGTCACTATTTTTCCAAAGTGTTGCTCTATATTGCTCATTGCCTTGATACTCGCCTTTTGCGTTTTCAATTCCTTTTTGACGTAATGATTCGCCTAATAGCTTTGGTGTAATAATTACATTAGCAACTAGGTTCTCTGGTGCATTGTCATTAGGTTTAAAAAACCTTACACCATCTACATAAATTGATTTGTTTTCTGCCATAATTTAAATTTTAAATTTTGATTTTATTTGATTTTTATATTCAGTTTTCATTCTAAAAGCATTTAGAACGTTTTCTGCTTTCTTTTTTGTGCCTTTCAAGGTTGCATGAAATTGACTTTCAGTAAGCCATTTCCTGTCATCTTGTTTAGCAATAGCGCTATTTATTTCATCAGCGCTTGCAATACTAGTATCTAAACCGATACCAAGATTTGCTAATGCTCGACCCCATGCAGAGGTTTCACAATTCTCAACATGTGATGTTTTATTTACCTTGCTGCTATCTTTTATTTCTTCAGCAGTTCCAGTAGCTAAAACAAAACCATCTTTATTTTTTACAATGGCTTGCATCATGATTGTGTTTTCGGTTTTTTCAATTACTTCAGTAGTTAATGAATGGTCTTTAAAATTTTCTCTAAAAAATTTAACACGCTCATGAACTTCAACGTAATTTTTACCATGAATATTTATTGTTTTCATTTTCATTTATATATTTTAAAATGTTATTAATTAATTGATCAAAACCATTATCTCTTAACAGTATCATTTCATTTACTGTAAAAGTTTCTGGTTTATAAATTCTTGATTTTAATGTAGGCATTGTGCATTCAAGTATTTCGCACACATCATAACGCCTTAATCGTAGACGTTTTAAATCGTCTTTAAATGCTTTTTCTATATACATGTCATTTTTATTAATTCACTGACAAAGATTAAAAAATATTTTCAATAAAACAAAAAAAATATTTTAAAATATATAAAAAAACCGCCACAACTATAAAGTCATGACGGCTCGCAAACAGAAAAGGAAAGCAAGGTTTTATTCACTTGTTATTCTAAAATCACAGCTTATATCATCATCATCATTTGGTAAGTGTGCTATCACTTTTGCGTTTGCTGATTTTACATTATATGTTAGTCCATCTATATAACAACTCTGTGGGTCTTGTGCAATAGAAGTACCAAAATTAAACCATATTCTATTATGCATGCTTACAGGGTCGTTTTCCATATTTCTAAATGTCCCTTCATATCTTACTAAAAACTCTCTATAATCATTCATAATGTTTTGTAAATGTCTATGGAACATAGGTTTAAAATTATTATCTCTTGTTCTTCTATAACCATAAGTTGTTCCAACACCATTACCAGTGGCAAAATAATATGTACCTGTTATAATTTTTTCGTCACTGTAAACATTTGTTGCAGAAGTTCTTTTTGCAAATTCTATATATGAACTCGGCAACTGTCTATTATCGTTTGGCGCAGAGGGAAGACCAGATGGTTTAAAATAATTACCAATAACACCTACATTGTCAAAATAAATTTCTTGTATACCTGTACCTGAATAAGTACAATTTAAAACTTGCACACCAATTTGTTGTTCATTAGTTAAGTTTGTAGGATAACCAGTACCAGTAAATGGTATTGATATTGTTTGCCAATTGTTAAAAACTTCAATTGTTCTTGTTATTGTTGTTTGTGTTGTAGTCCAAGTGCTATTATCATCGTCCCAATAATGAAAGTTTGGTGGCGCACTTACCACAATTCTAACTTGTACTGTAAATGATGAAACACTATTTTCATTTTTTTCTGCAAATACTCCAAATTGAGCAGTTGTGCCAGTATTATATGGATTCCAAGATTTTGCAGTTTGTCCAGCATAATCTGAATTAAACACTAATGTTTCACCACTAGTTGGAGCGTTAACAAATTTAATTGCTTTGCGTCCTTGTTGAGCAAAATCGTCTGTTGTTAATGATGCATAACTAGATAAAACCCAACCATAAGTACCATATTCAAAACCAATATTTCTAGTAAACTCATATATGTTATTTTGTGTGGTTGTAAATTTATATCTAGCTTCATTGATCGGTTGTATATATTCTCTCACTAAATCACCACCTACATTTTTTAAATTTGTAGGAACAACTTTCAAAACAGATTGATTGCTGTTTGATTGATAAACACCAGAAGAATTGTAAATGTCAGTTTGTATTACTTCATCATTAGCACTAACTAATTGCGCTGTAATGCTTGATTGTATACCAGTTGGATTATTACCATTTATTTGTGCTGTTGTAAATATTGATGACTTAACATTAGCATCAAAAATATTAGAATTTTCTATAATATACCAACGTCCATAAGATTGAAATATACGGCAATTGTAATTTTTTAAAATTGCTTCTAATTGTTTTTTACAAGTAGGTAAATCAAATTTATTAATTAGTTCATTACGCCCACTAGTTATTAAAGATTCAGACATTACTCTTTTTCTGATAGGAAAAGTTGGTGTCCCAAAATAAGGCGATAATAAATCTGCTTGAACATATATATCTAAACCTAAATCAAGATGATCTAATATGTCTGCTATTCTTACGCTGTTAAATATACCAGTAGCTTCATTAAATGGACTAGAAGAAATTGGTGTTCTAAAATTATCTAAAGTTCCTAAACCATCATATGCGCTTAAACTAAATCCTACTGGATTAGCTTTATATTGTTCTTTAAATCTATCAACAACAAGCCAACCAATCCAGTAAGTTTGATAAACGTTAGAACTGTCTTTATATGAAATTTTTACCTGATACTCTCGTTCATCATGCTCATAAAAATCGTCATAAGTAACTGTATCAGTAGTAAATAAATTTAATGTGCAAACAGAACCAATAATTGGCGAATTAAATGGATCGTCATTTGCATTCCATTTAATAACTACAGGTTCAGCTTGACCTACAATTGGCAAGACACTTCCTGTATAACCATCTTTAAGAATTTCAATTTTTTTGCCTTTAGTTAAGACATCACTAAATTCTAATCTATATTTAACACCGTATGCCATTAAATTAATCTGTTACGTGTACTGTTTGCTCGTTCAAGTGCGACTACTAAATCTTGACCTCTTATTTCAAATGAACCCCCCACTTGTACTTGTTGAGCGCCACCTGTATTACCTATCATATTTTTTAATTTATCTAATGGCGCAATAACTTCAGGATTGCTTCTCGCACCAGGATATTCACCCATTAAACCTAAAGTTGGTGCGCTTACAATACCACCTTTTGCAAAAGCTGCTGGTTTTTGTTGTGCAATTTTTTGTGATTGACTACTTGCAAATTTACCTAAAGCAACAAGCGCAATACCAGCGGCAATAGCAACAGCTGGATTTAAAGATTCTAATGCTTTTTTTATACCTTTTACACCTAAACCTATATGAATTGCTAATTTACCCATTTGTGTCGCCATTTGACCTAATGAACCTAATAAAACACTACTTAAACTTTTTGCTAAATTACCACTACCACTGATTGCTGCACCTAATGCTTCACCAATACCTACAGCCATATTATTCAAACCACCTGTAACTATTTCTGACAGACCAGCGTTAAATTCTCTAGCTTTACCCATTAATTCCATTTGTTTTTCAGAATAAGAAGTACCAAAATTAGATATTTGTTCAAGCGGTGTTTTTGTGTCTATATTAATTGGCGCTATGCCTTGACTAGAATCGCCTAATGATGAAACTGAAGATTGTGTTTCACGTTGATTTCCAGCACCTAAACTACCACCTTGTGTTGAAGTATTAAAATTAACTGGAACATCAATTGTTTTTCCACTAATATTTGCAGAAGCATTTTCTAATCCTTCATTAACTTCTTCAATTACTTTATGCTCTAATTTAGTACCTAAATTATTTAAACCTTCAGCAGCAAAATTAGCAATATCTGAAGTAGCGTCAGAAATTATTTTTTTACCGTTATCAAAACCTTCGCTTAACACACTACCAAAATCAGCGCTAAAACCTTTACCAGCTTCTTTTATTAAATTCCAAAGTGTCATGAAAGGTGCAATTACTAATTCTATTTGTGCTTTGATTAATCTAAATGCAGTATAAAAAGCTACCCTTAAAGCAAGCACTGCAACTCGTAATCCTTCACTACCATTATATAAATCAACAAATTGATTATACAAATTAATAAATATAGGTTTTATACGATCCCAATTTGTATAAATTACAGTTGCAATTAAACCAAGCGCAGTTATAAGTAAGCCAATTGGACCTAATGCTGTTTTAACGGCAACACCTACAGCCATAATACCAGCTTTTAAAGCTGGTAAAATACTCATTACAGTACCAAATGCACTTATTAAACTACCAACAACAATTAAAGCTGGACCTAATACTGCTACAAAAATCATAAAACCAGCAACTAGTTTTTGTAATGGACCTGGTAAATTTTTTAAAAAACCTGTAACTTTTTGCGCAACACTGCCAAATGATTCAACTATCGGCACAACTGCAACTAACAATATTTCCCCTAATTCCTGTAAACTTTGTTTTGTTTTATTTGTAGCTTTTTGAAATTTAAAACCAGCGCTTTCTTCTGCAATAGCAAAAGCGTTAGCCGTTGAATTTGCGCTGTTAGACAATTCATTAAATATTTCAATATTGTCTTGCATTCCAGCGCCTGTTAAATCCATAACACCTTTTAACGCTCTGATGTTTGGAAATAAATCTTTCATTTTTATACCAGTACCATCTAAACTACCTCTTAATTGTGCTAGAGTAGCCATTAAACCATCTTCAGCAACTGATTTTTCAAGATCGTCAAACGTAATTCCTAATCGAGATAATTTCTTTTTTGCGTCATCTGATGGTTTTTGAATACCCATCAATATTGCATTTAATTGTGTAGCACCATTTGCAGCATTAGTACCTGTACGTGACATAGCAGCAAGAGCAGCACCAACTTCATGAAATTCAACACCCATATTTGATGCAATAGGTATTACTCCGCCCATTGACCCAGCTAATTCACTAGCTTCTAATTTACCCTCACGAACAGCAGCAGTTAAAACATCAGTAGCCATTGTTGCGCTGAATGTATCTTTGCCATACGCATTCATTGCAGATGTTGCTAAATCAGCAATTGTAGCAGTATTACCTAGCCCTGTTGCAGCGCCTTTTAAAGACATCTCCAATGCTTCCAATGCTTTTTCACCAGTTAATCCAGCTGAAGTAATAAAAAACAATGCTTCTGCTGCTTCTGCACTAGAAACGCCAGTATCAACAGCTAATCGTTTAACCGTTTCGCCCATCTTATCAACTTCAGCGCCAGCAATTCCTACTAAAGATTTTATTTTAGTCATGGACTTATCAAAATCTAAAGCCATTTTTACACCAGCACCACCAGCTAAAGTCATTGGTAAACTAATAGCGCTTAATGATCTTCCTAGTCCTTGTAATTTAGTGCCAAATGATTTTAACTTGCCTGATGCTGTAGATATGGCATTACTTAAACCACTAGCATCACCAGTTATTAATACATTTAAATTTTGATTTGCCATTTGAAAAGATTATAAGACAAAAATACAAAAAACATAACAGTTATTTTTTCTTGCTAACCTCTTTTACTTTAGCAGCAAATTTTTCGTATTGTTCACGTGTAGATTTTGGTTTACCACGTTCTAAATAAACGTCTTGTGGTAATGGGAAAAGTTTGTCTGGTGTTATCATATTTGCACGTTTATCGACATTAATATTAAACAACATCATAGCAATATAACGTGTGCGTTCCCATTCTAAATTTTGTTTAATTTGATACGATTCGCCAAGCAGTTGATTTTCCTTCCAGGTATTTGTCCAAAAGTCATTTGGCGTAATTCCAACTTGTCCAATGTAATAATCAAATAAGTCGTCCCAACTTATGGACTTTTTTACTTTCCCTTTTTTGTGGTTTTAGTAACTGTTCTTTTAATTCCAACATTAAGATCGTTGCCAAGAATTTTAGATTCCATCATTGCTGAAACAATATCTTCTATTTCATCTGCTGGCATTTCATCTAACCATGAACCAACTGTATAAACATTATAATCTATTTCATTGTTGTTTTCTTGATCAAACGCCAAAAGCGCTGAATATATCAGCGCTCTAATTGTTGACAGATTAATTCCTTGTTGAAATATTTCACCAATTTTATCAATTGGTATTTCTAGTAAATCGGTAAAGTTCGTCCAAAAATTCATTGAAAAATGCATGGTACGATTTTTACCCCCCAATTTTATTGAGTAATAACCCCTTTTCCTGTTTGCCATTTTTTTAACTATTAATTAGTAGATTTTGTAATGCTGCCAGTTAATGTAATTGAACCTGAATAACTTACTGGTGATTCCATTTCAGCAGATTGCTCTAGTGAACTTAAAAATCCTTCAGCAGTATAAACAGCATCACCTGTTTCAGCTGTTCCAAAAACACATGTTAATTGTGTTCTAGCTAAAAGATAATCTGCCATTTCAATTGCATTGGCTGAATCACTGTAATCAACTAAACCTTCAAAAGATATTTCACCACTAATGACACCAGCAATAACTTCTTGGAATCCACTAGAATCCTTTGTTGTAGCTTCTGGCAAGTCATTAGACAATGTAAGTGAACAACTAGTAGTGTGTCCTAGTGTTACTGTTTCAATCTGTAGAATTAAATTAGTTCCATTAAAAACTGATGTTGTAGCCATTTTTTATTTTTTAAATGATTAAATATTAGTTACAAATATACAATTTTTTTAATTAAGCAACTTGCCATTCAAAGTTGGCGTTTTCCCATAAAACATCAGTAGTATTCCAGTATCTATCAGCACCTTCTTGTTGTATGCTAAACAATCCAGTCAATTGTATTTCAACGTCAAAAGTTACAGCGGTTTCAGATTCAGCTGTTTCTTCAACGTTTAATAAAATACCGTTACCTATTAATAATAAACCATCAAATGCTGATTGTTCAAAAACAAATTCACTTTGCTGACGTGTTAAAACCATGTCAGCTAATTGTTCAAAATTTAAAGTATCGGAATAATCTGTAAGACCAGAAACTGATATTGTGCCTGATCTTACACCAGCAATGACTTGCTTAAACCCAGCTGATTCTTTAGTGGTGGATTCAGGCAAGTCAACGCTTAATGAGAATTTAGTTTGTGTGGAATGTCCAAGTATATTGCCGTCATGGAACAAACCAAAAGATGTTCCATTTATTAACGCCATTACTCTTGATTTTCTTCTTCAACAACTGTATAACTACCGTCTTTTAAATCTACGTTTATTTTACCGTACTTTGCAACTAATTCTTCACGAAAGGTTTGCATATCATTTTCCAGATTTTCAAACGCTTTATGTAGTTTTTTAGTTTGTGTAGCCATTGCACCAATGTCAAATAAAATTGCATTTTTTGTAGCTTCATGTTGTTTTAATTTTTCAAATTCTTGTTCTTCTAAATTTGCCATTTTTCTGTTTTTAAATTAATTATTAATTACTCACCTAATGCAGAAGTTATGCTAGTTGGCGTAACTTTTTCTGCAATTTGTGCGTCTAAATTTGATTTCATTTCTGTTAAATCCATTTCTGGTTCTATCCAAGAAATTACATTTTCTTCTGTAACATCTGCATAAGTAATAAAGTTTTCTGAATCAGGTGCAGCTACTGATTGTGTTCCTATAATAGTAGCAGTAACATCATTGCCATTATCTGCGGTATATCTCCAATGTACGTTGTAAATAACATCAGATAAATCACCGTCAGTTGGCTTTCTGTCTACTGCTGCTATATTCCATGAGTAAGTATTTGCCATAATATATATTTTTTACAAATATACTAATTTAATTATTTTCCAAAGCGCTTACTCTAGCTTTAAGCGCTAAATTTTCATCTTTTAATTCTTGTATAGATTTTATTAGTAATGGCACCAATTTAGAATAGTCAACGCATTGCATATCTTCTGCATCTTTTTCACCTGTAACTGCGCCAGGAACCACTAGATCTAATTCATGTGCAATTACACCATAACTTCTATCATCTTGATTTTTCCATTTAAAGTCATAAACATCAATGTCAGATATTATATTAAGTCCATTAAAATCTCTGTAATCTTCTTTTAATCTATAATCAGAACCAGTATTGTAATTAACAGCTGTTCTACTACTGTTAAATGATATGTTACCAATACTCGTAGCTGTACTTGTTGACCAAAATTTAATCAATCCACCAAAACCAATACCATAAGTATTTCTAACATTTATGACAGAAGAACCACCACTTGTTGCAGTTGTTTCATTTACAAATCTTGCAATACCATCATTATAACCAGCACCAGTATCAGCTTTTTTAGATTCTAAAAATCCAGAAACTAAAACACCATCACTTGTAGTTTCAAGTTTTTTACTATTGTCATAATATAAATCAACAGACCCATCTTTAGTTGATGTAAATTGAGTTTCATTACCATTATGACCATTTATTATAAAATTATCTGTTTGAAATACTACACTTCCACCACTAGTGCTTTGTTGAAACCACATTTCATTTGTACTACCTTCA